TTTAATCGGGAAATTGTTGGTGGGATGCAGCCATAGGCGGTCAAGATAGTCTTGGACGATGGCGCGGATATCCGGGTCTTCGGCAGTGGCCACCAGCTTGACGCCGTCCGCCAACAAAAACGCGGTCGGCAGTTCGATTAGGCGGTTGGCTACCGGATTGGCTTGCCACAGATACACTGCTAGATCCTGCATCCGCTTTTGCGTCATGGGTGAAAGGTCACGGTTACCGTCGCCGGTGAGTCTGCGCCACTGGTCATCATCTGGATCTACGCTTTCGCCGTGAGCTTCGCGTAAAGGTATATCCACCACTTCATTAGGCCAGATTCGCCCCAGCCAGGCTGGGTCGAGTAATGACAGCACCTTATCAATTATCATGATCTTTTTCTAAAGAAAACGGCAATTTGCCCAGTAGTTCCAATGACAGCATCACGCCAATCCGCAAGCCTTTTGCCAAATCGGTGTCCGGCTCAATATGAACGCCATCAAGCTTAATCGGCGCGTCCTTATGCTCCAGAATCGTTTTTAGCTGATTGGTTCTTATAGAATGCCATTGCTCCAGTTTCTCAAAAACCCAGGCTATTTCATCATTGACTTGCATCGTTATCCCCTTAGCTAAACCTATTTACGAAAAAAACTTCTCAAAGGTGAGTTATTCGCCCACATGTGCTCAAGTCTCAGCCTATTGGCTTCGGCTGCCGGGTTAACTTTGAAACTGTTAAGGACTTGTTGTTGAGTGCCGACTGTTTCCCCAGCTGCCGGATAAACATTGTTCGATTCCAGCCAGTTGATAGCCCCGCTCAAACCGTCCACCTGGTCATCGTGTGCACCCTTGGGGAAGTTCTCCAGCTCGTCGATAAATGCCTTATTCCATGCGCTTTTAACCAGCTTAATCCGCCCATTTTCCGCCGCCGCCGAAGCAGGCCGCGCCCGCACTTCCTTACTGCCTTGTGGTGGTACCAGGCGCACATCAAAGCCCGCCAGCTCGCGCACATACATGTCACCTTCGGATTTTCCTGCCGATGCGGGGTCTAACTCTAGCCCTACCGTGCAGGCAATGCCGTCCGCCTGTGCCATGCCTTTAATCAGCCTTAACACGCCTGCGGGCGACTTACGGTCGCGGGCGACATGCACCACATAATAAATACCCGTCTCGCGGTCTTTGCCCACCTTCACGCCAGCGGTATAGTCGGGGTCTGGGTTGGACGCGCTGGGTTCAGTTGCTGCCCGATCCCAATAGCGCACCCATTGCAGGTTGTCCGGTTCGCGCTCAACAATTTCAAAAAATGACGCTTTGAAATAATCGCCCGCAGCGGGTTTGATTTTCCAGTTGCCCATTTTTAGGCGTTCGCGTTCGACCTGTGGCAACGCATCCAGCGTAGCCATATAAGCCGGGTCTTTCTCCATACCAATCTTATTGTCTTTGTAACTGGAGGCAATAAAGGTAAAGCTTTTTGGATCAATGTCAGGAAATTGATCTTTTAATTCCTCGCGGGAATCCGCCCAAATCAACTCGTTGCGGTAGCGCACAAACCAGCGTACCAAGCCGCTACGTTCAGGGATGGCGTAGCCTGTTTCTGGGTCAATCCACCAACTAATTAAATCCGCCACCCAACTATCGGGGTCGGGGTTAGTAGTAGCGCGAATGTAACCAGAAACGCCAGAGCCGGAACGGTTGCGCGATGTCAAATACCAGAATTGTGACGAAGTGAAATGGGTCAACTCGTCAAACCCGATCATCGCTACCTGTGCTCCTTGCCAATCGAGCTTGTTTTTTTCATGCTCCAAATGGGCGAAGGTAACTTTCGCGCCCGTGGGGAATTGCCAGAACAGGCCAGACACATTCGGCGTGGCATCCAGTTGCGGAAACAGCTCTTCCGCCGTATCCCATAAACCGCCTTCGGCCTTGATCATCTTGGTGGTGCGCCGGAAAATTACTGCGCCGAACTTCTTGTTATCGGTATGGCGAGTGGCTTCCAATAGCAAAGCAAAAGATTTGCCGCCGAATGCCGCGCCGCCGTAAATGGCGATATCGGCAGGTGTGGCAAGAAAGGCTTCTTGCGGCCCCGGCTGGGGGCGTATGACGGCTTGTTCGGTGGCGGTCATGGCTTGTCCGCCAGTTTTTGCTTAATCTGCGACAAGCAAGATTGACGGTCGCTAAGCCCCAGGACTGATGGCTTGGACACCGGGTCTTTGTGTACCGGCATCGCTTTTTTATATTCAGATTTCAAGCGACTGACTTGTTTCTTTAGCGCATCGCGCTGCATCGTCAAATCCTGAACGTCTTGTTGCAATCGTTTTATGTCATCAAACAGGCGCGTTTCTTTGGTGGCTAGCTTATAGAGATAACCAAACGCATCTAACACTTCGCCGCATTTTGTGCAGCACAGGATACGTTTGTGATTATCTATCTCGACTTGCTGGTGGGCGCAATAAACCGTGTCAGACTGCCTTTTTACGGCAAATGCAGGTTTTTTTTTGCCTGTAAAATCGCCGTCAATAACATTGTTCATCGGCCATTGTCCGGCAGATAAATCGCCACGCGCCGTTCCATCGCCTCAATTGTCGCCCCGTCAAAGCCTTCTTTTTTCAAGGCTTCCAAGTCTGCCGCCAGCTTGGCGCGGACTTCCTGCTGCCATTTCTTGGTCGAAATGTTCAGCCGCCCAATGTCGCTTAACGCCTTGGTGATAAACCCGGTCGTTTTGGCGATGGCATGGATGTCCGGCTCTTCTTCGCGTTCCAAATTACGCAGCGACACCGACAGCCGCAGCAATGACGTTTGCATCGTGCGGATTGACGCCTCCTGCAAAATGCCTTCAGCATCCTGGTTGGTCTGCAAGGATGCCCGGGCAATTTGCAGCATCTTGTCGCCCTCGGCCATTGAGCTTAGGAATTCCGTCTCATATTCCTTCATATAGCCGTACACCGCCGTTCGGCCTATCGGTCCGTCTTCCGGCGTGATACCTGCCTCATCAAGCTGCCGATTCAGCCATTCCGTTTGTCCGTCCACGTCCAAAAAATCATCTTCCACCAACTTGGCGTTAAATTCCTGCCGGATTTTTTTAGGGACGTGCTTTTTGACTTTGGGGGCGCGTGGCATCTCAACCACCAGGGGCTGGGTGGTCTATGCCCGGCACAAATTTTAGACCGTCGGCAATTTCTTTGCCGTCAAGTGTAAGCGTGGCGATATAGACACCATCGACAATCTGCAATACCACCGTGTCGGCGTTTTCCAGCCAGCTTAGCTCCAGGTGAAGATCATCGCGGCTTAACGCCACGCCATGCGTGTTGGACAGATACCGTTGTAGCTCTGATTGATGTTGCCGGTAACTGGTTGCCTTATTGAGCGACCGCAAAATCAGCGACCGCACCCAAGTACGCGTATAGTTAGCCATGATTGTCCCGCCTTATCAGTTGCATTAGATGTTCGTCAATGCGGGTCATGCTCTTGGACATTTCGCCTAGCTGTCCCTGCATCCGGTCCGTAGACGAAGCCACTGAATTGATACGCTCATACATCGCGGACATATCTTCTTTGGTCAGGCCGTTCTCAACCTCGCTTTCAATCGCCGCCAGCCGCTCGCCCTGCTTATTGACCGTTTTCCCCAACTCCTGAATGTCGCCATGCAGGCCCTTTTTTACCTCTGCCAGCTCATCTGCTTTGGCTTTGCCGCGATTCGTGAATGCAACAAATATGACGACGAACAGATTCATGAGCATCACAGATAGCGTCCAAAAATTAAAATCGAAATTTATATTGCCCATCGCTTTTGCTCCAGTTCTTCAGCGTTTTTGCATTCTATACACAGCGTCACGCCCGGCAGCGCTAACCGACGGGCGGCGGGTATCTCATTGCCGCAGGCTTCGCAAAACTCGACCACCGCAACCGGCAACGGTTTGCCGTCTGCATCCAGCTGCGAAGGATGGTCAAGAAAATGTTGCTGCAAGGCTCTTTCGGTAACGCGCTCAATTTCGCACAGGATTCAAAGGCCTCTGCAGACACGCTGGCCGGGCAGCAAATCAGGGCACAGGGTAAGCGAGAGTCCGCAATTAACCAGCAGCAAGACACAGCCTCTGCCGCACCGGTCAATACGGTCAATTACAATCCGACCTATAACGTCAGTACGATTGACGCGTACGGTTTCAAGGGATTACTTGATAAGCATGGAGATTTGGTTGTGAAAAAAGTCAATGAAAAATTAC